AGAATGAGTACAAAGTCAATGGTACTATGCCATTATGATCCCACGAGAAAAACGCAGGCACCTCCTTCTCCAATACAAGGGGGCTACACTTGGTGAGCTAAAGGAACTGGCGGCTATTCATGACAAGGCTGGTCACGCCGTACAGCAAGCCAGATTTGACCCTGATAAAAACACCAGTGATTTCTCTGAGTACTATGCACCTGCTACTCTAGGGCTTATACGGAAAGAAATCTACTACCGAGAAGGCTTTGGCGGAACCACGATATCTGAAAAGTACCCAGACATCTTCACAGTCCGGGGACCAAAGAACGGTACAGAACTAAAAAAACAGGATAAGAAGCTATTGAAAGAATATGATAAATACCTAGAAACAAAGGATCTGAAGAACGGACCTGATTTCTATAAGAACGGTTCCTACAGGGACATCACCCGGGTCACGTTGAGCAACGGCCTGACAATGAGAGAAGAAAAGTTCTGTCTGAATTACATTGCTACAGCAGATCCTATTGAAGCGTGGATAAAGTCAGGTTATGATCATAGTTATCCAAAGTATGATATTCATGCCCGTGAGTGGGTCAGGCAGCCAAAGATTCAGGAAAGGATCAACGAACTAATGGAAGAAGCAAAAGTAAAAATGCGTTGGGACGCTGACACGGTTCTGGACAGATTCAACGAAATCTATAAAAGTTCCATGGCTGAACAGGATCATACTAATGCTTCCCGTAGCATGGAACAGATTGCCAAGCATCTTGGTATGTTCGTTGACCGGACTGAACAACGTATCGGCAGTCTTGACAGTATGAAGTCCGAAGATATTGACACCGACATTTTAAAACTTGCAGGTGTTGTTGGTCTCAGGGTCGTCAACGGTGGAAAAGACTAAGCCGTGTCAGAACCGGAATATCTACCTAAGATGTCTAGCCTGAGTCTACAGGAGTTCAAAAATTTTCTTGGGATTAGTTCAGTTCATGAACACACTGATATTCTTTCAACGGACGGCCTGCGGTTGGTAAACGATTCTTTTATTACGGCCAACATGATAATCACGGTCTTCGGAAATTCCGCTGTTCTTCATAACATCTCCCCAGAATACGACCGTGTCCGTGGTTTAGTCTATGAACTTTTCAAGACTAATCTAACACTCTACACCGAACTTCTCAGAATGATTAATCGTAATATCCCTAAAAAGCACGAGATACATTAAATCCAACATGTCACAAATAGAACAAAGCACTTACGACACTACAAAAGAAAAACTCCGGGACGCTTTATTGGAAAAGATGATCACCCAATCACGGAGTGACTTCTTCACATTCACAAAAGCAGTCGCACCACTTCTTGTCCCCGACTTTGTTATTGGTAAACACATCGAAGTAATCTGTGACACCCTACAGAAAGTCTCGGAAGGCGAGATCAAACGGCAGATGATCTTTCTCCCACCCCGATCATCTAAGTCTCTCCTATGTTCCAAGATCTTTCCCGCATGGCACATGGGCTTACACCCCGCCCACCAGATCCTTTGTGTGTCTCACTCCGACCGTCTTGCCACAGATTTCGGTCGATCAGTCAGGGACATCGTGAATGACCCCCTATTCTCGGTAATCTTCCCCGGTGTATCCCTCAGGAAAGACGTACGGGCCGCAGGCAAATGGGAAACAAACCAGAACGGTGTCTACTTCGCCGCCGGAGTAAAGTCCCAGATCGCAGGACGTGGCGCTCATGTTGCAATCCTTGACGACGTAATGTCCGAGGAAGACGCTTTCTCCGAGGCCGGACGGCGCTATGTAAAAGAATGGTACCCTGCTGGACTACGAACCCGACTCATGCCCAACGGCGGCATTGTCATCATCAACACCCGATATCACGAGGACGACATCTGCGGCTGGCTCCTGCGAAACTCGGACGAGGACGACTGGGATGTCCTCAAGATCCCTGCATGGATCGATGAAGAATCCTCAAAAATTCTTAATCTTCCTGTAGGCTCCTCATATTTTCCCGAATGGAAAACCACAGAATCTCTGAAGCGTGACGAAACCGAAATCAAGAAATACAACGGCGTCCGCTATTGGGAATCTTTATACATGCAGAACCCGGTCCCTGCCGAGGGCGGTCTCCTGAAAAAGGACTGGTTCCAGGAATGGGAACATGATGATCCCCCCGAATGCGACTTCATCATCCAGACCTTGGACACCGCATTCTCAACCCGGAGCACGGCAGACAACTCCGTGATTCAGACATGGGGGATCTTCGAGGCAGTCGAGGTTGATTCGGCTGGCGTGGAACACCGGGTCGGAAACCTGATCCTTCTCTCGAATGTTGTTGGAAAATTTGAATACCCCGAACTCCGCATGATCGCCCAAGATCTTTACGCCGAGCATAGCCCGGACGTGATGATCATTGAAAAGAAAGCCAGCGGTCAATCCCTGATCCAAGACTTACGACGTGCTGGTCTCCCTATCCGGGAATTTAACCCGGACAAGGACAAGGTCTCAAGGGTCAATGCGATTTCACCCTTGATTGAAAGCGGAAGAATCTGGATCCCAAAAGAAAAACCATGGAGCACCTCACTACTGCTTGAGGCCATATCTTTCCCAAACGGTGCCCATGATGATCAGGTTGATGCAATGGTCATGGCAATCCACTACATGCGTGAATCATGGAGACTTGAGCATCCGTACGATTCATCCTATAATCTAGATGACCAGCCCACAGGCCCTACCCGGGTAAAGTCCTACTGGAATTCAGTGGCTGCATAATATTGTATCCCGGAAATAGAAAAGGTAACCTACATGGCACTCCCTGATTTTAACATCCTTGATTTTATTCTTCCCAATAGTGAGGACCTAGAGGCTATCCCATTTGAACCAGCCCCCGAGATTTTTTTCGGAGACAACCTTGCTGAAGAATACCTAGATGAATCCGAGATCGAAAGAATCGGCAACATGGTCATGGACTCGTACACGGCAGACAAAGAATCCCGTGCCGAATGGGAGAGCATGTTCGAGAAAGGCTTCGAACTCCTTGGTCTCAAACTAAGCACAACCTCTGAGCCTTTCGAGGGTGCTTGCACAGCGGTACACCCCCTGCTAATCGAGAGCGCCGTCAAGTTCCAGTCAAAGGCTTCTGAGGAACTCTTCCCCCCACAAGGCCCGGTAAAGACCCAGATCATCGGCACATCCAATACCGAAAAAGAAGATCAGTCCGAACGTGTCCAGTCTTTCATGAACTTCCAGCTAACCGAAGTCATGCCCGAATACTTTGACGAGTTCGAGCGTATGCTTTTCCATCTCCCCCTCGTAGGCTCTGCATTCAAGAAGATCTACTACGATCACGCCTCAGAACGTCCCGTCTCCGAATTCGTCCCTGTTGATCAGTTCTATGTCTCGTACAACGCCACGGACCTACGACGTGCTGACCGATACACCCATGTTATTTACATGACCCCCCATGAACTCCAGAAGCAGATCAAGTCCGGTATGTACCGTGACATTGATCTTACAGAGCCCGGCAACTTCGAACCATCGAGCATGAGCCAGACAATCAACTCAATCATGGGCATCGAATTCAACGCCGAGTACGACAAGCAGCACACTCTGCTAGAGCAGCATCTGTACCTCGAACTCGATGAAGACGAATTCCCGTCACCTTATATTGTTACCATCGAGAAAGACTCGAACCAAGTCCTTGGCATCCGACGCAACTGGAACGAAGACGATCAAACCAGAGAAAAGAAGATGTACTTCACCCACTACAAGTACGTCCCCGGTTTCGGTTTCTACGGTCTTGGCCTGATCCACTTCCTTGGAAACATGACCATGTCGGCCACTCTGGCAATGCGCTCCCTCCTCGATGCTGGCCAGTTTGCAAACCTCCCCGGCGGTTTCAAGGCCCGTGGCATCAGGATTGTCGGCGGTGATGACCCCATCGCCCCCGGTGAATTCAAGGAAGTCGAAGCCACAGGCATGGACCTCAACAAGGCCATTGTCCCACTCCCTTACAAGGAGCCTTCCCAGACCCTGTTCCAACTTCTGGGCTTTATCACACAAGCCGGTCAGAAATTTGCAGACTCCACGGACGCTGTTGTCTCTGACGCAACAAACTACGGACCTGTCGGGACTACCTTGGCCCTGATCGAGGCTTCAGCAAAGCTCTTCTCGGCCATCCACAAGCGCCTACACAAGAGCCAGAAAGATGAGCTACGAATTCTGGCCCGTCTAAACTATGAATACCTCCCTGATGAACGCATGATGATCCCGATCCCGGGTATGGAACTCCAGATAACCAGAGCAGACTTTGATGGACGTATCGATATCATCCCGGTATCTGATCCTAACATCCCATCACAGGCTCATCGTCTGGCACAGGCCCAGCTACTTCTACAGATTTCAGCACAGTCAGCCCCCGGCACCTATAACATGCGAGAAGTACACAAGTCTCTGTTGACCGCAGCCGGTGTAAGAGATCCGTCACGTTTCCTCTCTTCCGAAAAAGAGCCCGTACCACAAGATCCCGTCTCTGATATTCTATCAGCCTCGAAGGGTCTCCCGATCTCGGCATTCCCCGGTCAGAACCATCAGGCCTACATTCAAGTCTTCTCATCATTCTTGCAAGACCCCACTCTTGGTCAGAACCAGAGCCTGCAAAGTATGGGACCTTTACTACAGGCCGCTATCACAGATCACATGATGATGCAGTATCAGGAGACCATGGGCGGTTTCATTAATGAAGCCGGAGCACAACAGGGCTCACCAGACATGATGACCGAGATCATGGCCGAGGCCGCACAGCAGATCCTGAATGCGAACCAGCAGCTTGGCCAGTACCAGAGTCTGGAACAGCAGCAGTTAGCCCTAGAGGCTAGAAATATTGAACTAAAGGAAAAGGGTATGGCCCAAGACAATGCGAAGGACATGGCCGACCTCTCCCTGAAAAAACAGGAACTCGACATCCGCCGCCGTAGTCAGGACATCGACGCAGCAAAAGACATCGGTGTCAACACAATCCGAAACAAGGAAGCCGATAACAAAAAAGACATCATGCTCCAGAAATTCCTCTTGGAAGGACTCGGCAAGATGCGAGACATTAACTTGAAGAATACTAGCTCAGGGACTAGTCCCGGATATAAAGTTGGCGGTGAGGTAAACCAACACGGCGACCTATTAAATTATGACGCTGTTGTTGACCTTGTCAACAGAATATCTACTTCAAGCCCAGAAATTCCTGCACTCCCGTTGAATCAACCCCTTTACACACCTAAGGAACCACCCCCCTCAATGGATATCCCCACAGCTACGCCACTAATAAGTGACTTTCTCCGTTCTGTTGAAGGCTTTGAAACTGAGGGTTATGTACCCCAGAACTTAGAAGGTACTGTTTTTGGCACATCTGGTGTAACTATTGCATCTGGTCTTGACCTTAGTAAACAGAATCGAGACTCTCTCACGGCTATGGGTATTCCCCCTAGTTTGATCAACAGATTTGAAAAATATTTTGAAGTATCTAAAGAAGCTGCTAAAGATCTATTAGCCACAAACCCTCTGTCTATTACGGAAGAAGAAGCGACACTAATTGATAAAAATTTATTGGCTTACGATTTTAATCGTTTACGTCAACAGTGGAATAACACCCAAGACCTAGACAAGGAAGGGGTCGCATGGAATTCGTTAGAGCCTGAGAAACAAACTGTTCTTCTGTCCTTGTTTAGGCAGTATGGAAGTACACGTAAATTCCCAAAGTTTTGGAAAAAAACTACTTCAGGTAACTGGGAAGGGGCTATTGCTGAACTAAGGAATTTCAATGATGAATATAGCACTCGGAGAAATAAGGAAGCTGATCTTCTGGAAACTGTGTAATACCTTGTCGTCGATATTAGAAGTGTGGTACAAAAGAAAATGATCCGTTGTCTTTACCAAGTCAATCGGAAAACAACTGCAAAGGATAAGAGGTAATATGAAAGGCGAAATTAGCAAGGGTCCCGGTAAACTGGCTTCAAGTCAGGATTGGTGCAACCTCCCATCTTCAGAGTGGTCACAGCGATCACGTACTGCTATCTTACGTGGTGATCCCTCCAGTGATTACGCCACAAACGTAAAACCAACTATGGCAAATCTTTCGACTTACACAAGTAGAAAGAAGTAATCCATACTTGATTCGGGACTTAAATGTTTGAAGACTTAAAAGCTGAGATTCGGCAAGAAATTGATGGTGTCAAGTCGAGTCTGTCGCAGGGTGTTTGCGAAACTTATGCAGAGTATCAGCGCATGGTAGGAATGATTCATGGCTTTGAGCTTGTCATTTCAAAGTGTTCTGATATTGAGAGAAGACTCACCCAATATGATGAGGAAGAATTTTAACCACTATGTTTGAACCAGAACTAGGCAGATCTATGTTGAATGACGACTGGCTCTCAGAATCAACTGTCCCAGATCCAGAGCCACTCCCCCGTATCCCCGGCTACCGTCTCCTGATTCGCCCTGTCCCAATCAGGGCAAAGACAAGGGGCGGCATCATTCTCCCTGATAAGGCCAAGGATGATATGAAATACCTATCAACGGTGGGCCGTGTGCTTGCTGTTGGTGACTTGGCTTATGAAGATCAGAACAAGTTTTCAAAGGGTGCTTGGTGTAAGCCAGGTGACTATGTTTGTTATGGTAAGCATACAGGTGCTAAGTTCTTATATAAGGGTGTCAGACTAATTATCTGCTATGATGATGAAATCACCATGGTGGTAGAAGATCCTTCTAGTCTTGATCCAATGTTTAACCTATCTAACTAGGCGTAATTCGATTGATTCGCCCCAACGGAGATAAAAATTAGATGTCACGGCTTACAGAAGAAAACAACGACGGGTGGGAAACCATTGATACTGACAACACCCAGTCCAAACAGGGACAACTCCCTGAAATTGAAATCGAAACGGTACAGGATTCTACGTCTAAAGAGCTCACTGATGGTGAGCACGAGATTGAATTAGAGCAAGACCCCCCCGAACCAGAAGAACTCAAGGGTATCAATACCAAGGGTGCTGAGAAAAGAATCAGAAAACTTGTAGCACAGCGCAAGGAACGTGATGAACAGATCACACTTGCACTGGATAAGATCAGATATCTTGAAAGCGTTCTGTCTGATAAGGACAAAAACATCTCTAATTATCAGAGACAGTCTGTCGATTCAAAGAAGGATGAGATTAATCGCAGGGTAGAATCAGCGCAACTGGCTTTCTCTCGGGCTTTCGACGAGGGAGACAAGGACACTCTTGTAAAGTCCCAGACTGATTTATCAAAAGCTCAGGCTGAACTCCAGATGTTGGAGTACGCCGTGATGATGAACCCTAGACAAACTCAGGCACCTGCCCGTGTACAGCAGCCTGAACAACACAATCCGGCACCGGCCCCGCACAAGTTTGATGCTGGGGCGGTTGAGTGGGCCGAGAAAAACGCATGGTTTGGCAAGGACAGGATTGGTACTTCCATCGCCTTGGCCATGGATCACTCTTTGAAAGAAGAAGGCTATGATCCAAAGGATGACGACTTTTACGAGGAGCTAGACAAGAGATTGTCAAAGGAGCTTCCCTCAAGACTTCGTCCCGGTGGGGACGTAAAAACCACCCAAGTAGTAGCCGGTCAATCACGTAGACAGGCATCCTCAAATAAAGTTCGACTGACTCAAGCTGATGTCAGTCTTGCTAAGAAATGGGGTCTTACTCTTGAACGGTATGCCGCCGAAAAGAAAAAAGCAGAGCGATCTGCCGGTGACTATACTCTGATTAACGGATAGCGTGGGAGACACAAACAACATGGCACGAGTAGTAGAAAAACAATCAAGAACCAATAGCGAGCGAGACAGAGATTCACGTCAGAATACAAAAGAGCGTCCCAACTGGCTAGATATCCCAGAGCATGTTGTCAACACATTTGATGACAGCGGCTTTGCCCTTAAGTGGGTACGGATTTCAGTCAGAGGCGTCGAGGATACCAAGAACATCGGTGTCCGCCTTAACGAAGGTTGGGAATTTGTGACGGAAGAAGAATGTCCTGATATGGCTCGTAATTTTAAAGGTCTTGATCACGGTCGCCTTTCTGGTTGTATTATTCGTGGGGACGTAGCCCTTGCAAAAATGCCTCACGAACTGAGAGAAGACCGAATTTTTAGAGTCACGGAACGTACAAGAATGCTCAATGAAGCTGTGAATAACAACCTCATGAGAGATAACGATTCACGAGCTCCTATTACTAATGCCAGCAAATCAAGGGCAAGGACAGGCAAGTCTGCTCATTTTGATGGGTAAGACAAGCCACTCAGAGCTATCAAGGAGGAAATTCAATGGCTTTGAATAAAGGTTTAAACGGCCTAGTCCCTGCTAGAATGCGAGGCTCAGGTGCGAACTCAGGTGGCACCACCCGCTATCGTATTGCCAACGCTTTCGGTTCAAGTATCTTCTCAGGAGATATCGTAAAGCTAGGCTCAACAGGGACTGTTGCGGTCATCACCACGACTACTGATCACGTTCTCGGAATCTTCCAAGGTTGCGAATACGTTGATCCCGTTTCCAGACAGCCAATTTTCGGTCGTTACTGGCCAGCCAGTACATCGTCTTCAGACGGAACCCCTTTTGCAATCGTCAATGACGATCCAGCAACCACTTATATCATTCAGGCTGACGCTACTGTTTCCCTTGCTGATGTAGGTATTAACTACACTGTCACACTAGGTGCGGGTTCAACCATGACTGGCCGTTCTGGCTTTGGTCTCCGGGTTGCTGGCCGTGCTACTGCTTCTGCAATGCTACAGGTCATCGGACTTTCTAACGTCCCTGATAACGCCTTTGGCGATGCAAACGCAAGAGTTGAAGTCCGTCTCGTACAGCATGTCGATTCGTACACTTCAGCCGCACAAAGCTAAGGGAGGTATAGAACATGGCTATTAATCGTGCAGATATTGCCAAGCAACTTCTTCCCGGTCTAAATGCAATTTTCGGTCTAGAGTATGCAGCCGTTGATGAAGAGGATCGTCCTCTTTTCGATATGGAAAATTCTGATCGTGCATTTGAGGAAGAAGTGCTTATGACTGGCTTTGGCGCAGCCCCTACTAAAGCTGAAGGTTCAGCAGTTGTTTATGATACCGCTCAGGAATCATGGACTTCCCGCTACACCGCTGAGACTGTCGCCCTTGCTTTCGCCGTTACGGAAGAAGCAATGGAAGACAATCTCTATGACACGTTCGCAAAGGTCCGAGCCAGAGCTCTGGCCCGAGCAATGGCTCAGACCAAGCAGGTCAAGGCCGCTAACGTGTACAACAACGGCTTCAATGCCAGCTACGTTGGTGGTGACAGTGTCGTGCTGTTCTCATCCGCCCATCCCACTGTCGGCGATGGTAATCAGTCAAACCTAGAGACTGCTGCTGATCTATCAGAAGGCACCCTCGAAACCGCAATCATCAATACCCATAAGATTAAAGATGATCGTGGTATCTTCATTGGTGCTTCACCAGTCTCACTCCACGTGGCCCCAGACGGTCAGTTCGATGCAGATCGAATCCTTGCTTCTCCGGGCCGTACTGCAACACCGAACAACGATATCAACGCTGTTCGTAATCTAGGCCTCATTCCCAAAGGCTACTTTGTCAACCGTCGTTTCACCGACGCAGACGCATGGTTCCTACGGAACGACTGTCCCAATGGTACAAAGATGTTCATGCGATCACCTCTTGCCACGAAGATGGAGCCAGACTTTGACACCGGCAACCTTCGCTTCAAGGCCCGTGAGCGTTATAGCTTTGGCTGGAGTGACTGGCGTCAGTGGCGAGGCAATGAAGGGTCTTAAAAAATCCCTTGTTTAATCGTCCGTAAGAGAAGAGGGGGAATTCCAGTTGGAGTTCCTCCTTTTTCTGTTTATACTTAGCGTATACAAAAGAAGGATTAATAACTATGGCAACAAATGTAAAAGCCTATTATGTTAGTGCCTCTACAACTCTTACAGATGCCGGTGGAAGACTCCGTGGTCTGAATATCGTGGGGAACGGCACAGCAGCTTTGGGAAAGGTTACCCTCAGAGAAGGCGGCCAGACTGATGGCAACATCATTTTCGAAGCACCTACAATGAACAATGGAAGTAATGACCTTTTCGTACCAGAGAGTGGTATTCGTTTCAACGGCGGACTCTACATTTCTGTACCTACATCAGTCCATGCCACAGTATTAGTAGGCTAGTGCTATGGCAAAGATGCCTAGCCTTTCAGTTAAACGGGGAGAGAAACTACCTACTTCCAAAGGGGCAGGTCTGACAGAAAAAGGCGTGGCAAAGTACCGCCGTGCCAACCCCGGGTCTAAACTTAAAACTGCAGTGACTGAAAATAAACCTTCCGGGTCACGAGCAAAACGAAGAAAAAGCTACTGCGCAAGATCTGAGGGTCAGAAGAAAATGCACAACATTGACTGCTCAAAAACCCCTAAGAAAAGAATTTGTGCAGCCAGAAAAAGATGGAGATGCGGCTAATGAGTAGCACTATGCCTAAAATTACAGTTACCTTTGAAAACGAACAACCGACAACTCTAGAGCAGTATGAGGAACAGGAAGTCGAAATCACTTGCCCCGTGGCAACCCAAGACCAGATTTTAAACGAATCAAATAAAGAAGTTGCTATTCAAGATCATTCCTACGGACCCACAGGCAGCTCTT